GCAAATAGAATCCTCAAGCGACTTTGAAGGGATAATGTTTATTGCTGATACTGTAATGGTGTGATTATGGACTTCCGAGATAAGCAAGCAGAAGCATTCAGATGGGCTCACGCTATACTAAAACACTTAGATCGGTCGACTCCGATGGCAAAGGTTGCAAGTCTGGCCCATTTCTTGATCCAGAAGGAAGCTGGCCAAACAATTTCTCGTACAACACCGACAATCGCACAGACTCAATGTCAGAAAAGTCTTCTCTATGAATTAAATGAAGCATGATTTGATGGAGACTTCTATCTGCAATTGTATCAGCTGCAGTCTCCAGAAGCTTACACTCGATAGCGTCCTTCACCCAAACACTTCTTTTCATTGATTTACCCCTCAATTGATGGGTCAACTGGTCAATTACCTTCTGAGGTAAAGAGATCGATATGTTTCTGTTGTGTCCAACCGCGTTTAATCTAGCCATGGTATCAATTCCAAACCTTTCCGAGCACTTCTAGGGATCTAAAACACAATACATCAACAATTCCATATTGAGAATCATATGTTTCATCCTCTTCGAATAAAACGCATTGGCAAATACCACACTGTTTTTGACTCATAGAGTCAACTCGCGACTCGTTATTAATATAAATTGCGTCAAAAAGGTTTGATTCTGGCTGATTTACTAAAGAAATGGATTGGACAGAAGGTATTTTGTCTGGTATTTTGATGCCAGAGCTTCTCCAATCACATCGAGGACAGACCGAAACTACTGATCCTTGGGGATATTCTGTTCTGCAGACGACATCTGGGCAATAAAAACACTTCATTATGGGGTCCTGTAGAAAGTTAGTTATTAACTTATGTTTTAGATTAGTTACAAAGGAGTAATAGTGGTACTGCTCCGCTATACCACTACTACTTCGGTATAGGGTGAATAATCGGAGTAATGGTATAGTTAATAGAGTAAGTAGTGTAGGCAGTAAAGTAAGTATCTAATACTACACCAAGGAGAAATGAAAAAATGGGCTTTAAGAAAACATCAGCATTGATAGCAATATCATTCGGACTAGACGAATCAGCAGCGAACACCTTTACTCAAGAAGAAGTAGCATTGCAACTCGATGTTCTGAACAATGAAATCTTTGTAGTTCTAGCTGCAGATATTAATCTTCTACCACCAGATGCTGTACCGGCACTCAATACTTCAACTGCAGGATCGATTACTTCGACAACTCGAACAACCATTGGAAATTTGGATGATACTAATACTGTCGCAACTGCCAGAGACTTCATTAGATCCGCAGCAGGTTCTGTTACAGGAGTTGCATTCTCACGTGCAGCAATGGAGTCTTACACTGGTGACCTCGATTACATAGCTCTCATCGCAACTAACAACTTCTTCGTTCAAGTTGCTGGAGTTGCCAACCTAAACCCTGGTGCTATTACAGGCAGAGTCTGGGGCTATCGAGCAAAAGCAGATGCTTCAACATATGCAGCATTAGTACAGTCTGAAGTTCTCTCAGCATGATGAGGGATTTCAATGGTTTCCTCAAGGGCTATCATCAAAGGTATGGCTTCAACAGTAGCAATTGCGGCTGCTTCTATTACGGGTGGCCCTATTGTAGGTGCGCAAGTAGCTGCATTCTTAGCTAGTCCTCCTGGTCAAGCATTACTTGATGGTGCATTAGATAGAAGTGCTGAATCCCAAGGTGTTATTCTTGATGATCTTGCTCGTGGAGGATTGGTTTCTTATCCTACGTTAGGATTAACTGGAGAGATGGGTCCTGAAATGGTGATCCCTCTGACAAAGAAACCGCGCTCCAGGAAACAACGTGCATTCGATAAGAAAAGATCGAGAGCCTGGAGCGATGCAAACTCAGCTCTACGTAACAAGAATGGAAAGTTGAAGAAGGGTCGAACTCAGAAGGACGTTGCTCAACGTGCAAATAGAATCCTCAAGCGACTTTGAAGGGATAATGTTTATTGCTGATACTGTAATGGTGTGATTATGGACTTCCGAGATAAGCAAGCAGAAGCATTCAGATGGGCTCACGCTATACTAAAACACTTAGATCGGTCGACTCCG